AGAATGCAATTGCAAACTCTGATCCAACTAGAAACAAGATGGAAGTACGACACATTAGTGGTGCTACTTACAGTGATATTATTATATCATGTTTACTAGATTACGGTGAGCCAGACGATCAAGAAGCATTTGATAATAGTGTAAATTTAGATGGTAACTTTGTTTTCGATGAATTAGGTATTAAATCATATAATCCTGCAGGTGCCGGAAAACTATTAACACATGTTATTTTCCACCCAGTTCAAAAATCACTGAATAGATTACTTCAAATCGATTACACGGTTAGAATACAAAGTTTAACAGGATTTAATGAGGGATAATAAATGCCATATATTGTAAATTTTACGGATAGAGATAACAAATCCCCAATTACTGTTTTTGATAATACGTCAAGTAATGATACAAGTATAACTTTTCCAGGAAGAAACGTAACTGGTTACGGACAAATCATTGCTGAAAACTTTTTATCTTTATTAGAAAATTTTGCAAGTGCAAATCAGCCAGTAAATCCTGTAGAAGGACAACTATGGTACGACACAACAAACGGTGTTTTACAGTTATATGATAATACAAGTTGGAAAGCAGCATCAAACATTCAAAAAGGACCAACAGAGCCTAGTGTACAAACTAGCAAAGTTGGTGAACTCTGGGTTGACACAACAAATCAACAGTTAAGAATTTATACAGGTAGTAGATGGTTGCTAGTTGGACCTAGCGAAAGTTCAATTGATGGTAAAAGATATGGACCAGCAGTAGAAAAAATTGTTGACCAAGACAACTTTGACAAAAACGTTTTAACATTTTACATTGCAGACACACCGGTTGTAATTTTATCTAGAGATTCATTTACACCAAAAATTGAGATTAAAGGATTTGATCAAATCAAATCAGGTTTAAATATTGCAACACCGGCAAACGCTGCAGAAGAAACAGAATTTTCAACAATATTCTTAGGAGGAGAACTTCCTAAACTTATAGGAACTGCTAAGAATGCTGATGCATTGAATATTGGTGGCGTAGAAGTTGCAGCAGGAAAATTTTTAAGAAGTGATACTACTAATACTACTGAACAAGGATTTAATATTAGAAGTAATACAGGTATTACTATTGGTATTGATGGTAACTTCCAGTTAACTACTTCTGCTACATCATCAAAAATTTATAATAGTGCAGCAGGTAGTTCGATAGATTTACAGATTAACAGAAATGGTATTCCTGATACTATTCTAAGAGTTATTGACGATAAGGTTGGCATTAATATTGCTGCTCCTAATAATGCATTAGACGTTGGTGGCGACATAGGTGTTACAGGAAGTATAATTCTTTCTAATACAAATGATGCTATTAACTTGTCAACTGGTGCAATACGTACAGAAGGCGGTGTTTCTATTAAGAAAACATTGCGTGTAGGACAAGGATTAAATGTAACAGGAACAATTAGTGCAACTAATATATACCCTGATGCTAATGAAACTTATGACTTAGGTGCTGATGCACTTAGATGGAATAACATTAAAGCCAAGAAAGTAATTGCTGATGAAATACAAGGTACTATCAGCGGTAACATTACAGGAAATGCTAATACGTCAACAAACCTAAAAAATGTAACTAACTTTACAATGGCAGGCGATGTTGTATCAAGTGGATTTACTTTTGACGGTATCGGCGATCCAAAAGTTTTTAATACACAATTAACAGCAAATATTATTACAAGTAAAAATGAACCATTACCAGTTGTTTCAGGTGAAAATGATCAAATACTTGTTTATAGAGCTAATCCTTTAACAGGAAGCACATCAACAGGACTTTTAAAACAAGACAGAGATACGTTTGTAGGTGATTTAGGTATACCGTTAGCAGGAATACTTCCATATGCAGGAGCAAATGTGCCATACGGTTTCTTACTTTGCGATGGTGGTGAAGTTGAAATTGCAAAGTTCAGAGCACTTTATGATATTATAGGAACAACATATAACGGATCAGCAGCACTAAATGGTGCCGCAGGAAAAACTTTTAGAATTCCGGACCTAAGAGGTAGATTTGCTCTTGGACGTCATAACATGGACAACAATATTACTGTACCAAATGACGTAGGCGGGTTTGTTGATAACGGTGGCGGTTCACCGGTTCCTGCAAGAATCAGTGGTACTGAACCAGAAACACTTTCAGCATCAAGCGGAAGTAGTTCTGTTACATTAGGTCTTTCTAACTTACCAGATCATACACACAGTATGGTTGCAGATGGAGAACAATTTGCTGCGGTAAGAGTTGATACTGCACCAACTGTAAGTTCAACATCAGGTAGAGGACCAAATAACCCAGGTGAAGCACAGTATCTTCCAGACTCAGGACCAATTAAAACTCCTACAGGAACTACTTTAAGTTCACCAGTTGGTATTATGAATCCATACTTGACAATAAATTATATAATTAGATCAGGTCCGCCTGCATTTACAACGACATAGGAACTAAGAATGGCATATCAAGTTAATAAAACAGACGGAACAATTGTAGCAACAGTTGCTGACGGCCAGATAGATACGCTATCCACTGATCTAACACTTATAGGTAAAAACTATAGTGGATTTGGCGAATCACTAAATGAAAATTTTGTAAAATTACTTGAAAACTTTTCAAGTACAACACAACCTAGTAATCCTATCAAAGGACAAATATGGTTTGACGGTACAGAAAACAAACTTAAAGTATACAGTGGTACAGCATTTGTACCAGTAAGTTCTGCAACAATTAGTAACGCCCAGCCTACAACACTAGGTGTTGGTGACTTATGGTTTAATGATACAGACAAACAGTTATACTTTTTTGATGGTGCAAACATAATACTTTTAGGTCCTGATTATTCTGAATTACAAGGATTAAGCGGAGTCAAAGTTACAAGTGTACTAGACTCACTTAACCAGACACGTGTAATTACAAGTTTATACAACAACGGAGTTTTATTAGGAATATTTTCTAAAGATTCGTTTACACCTAAGAATGCTATTGAAGGATTTACTGGAAGTATAAACCCTGGATTTAATCAAGGTACACTTGCAGGCATAAAATTTGATGTAACTGCTACAAATGCAGATAAACTAGGTAATGTTGATGCTACTACATATGCAAGACGTGATACTTCAAATCAGTTTGCAGGACAAATTAGAATCAATTCAGATTTAGGAATTGTATTTGGTGCAGGTGACCAAGGTAACATTACAGTTACTGATGGTAACTTGTTCTTTAGTAATACAGCATCAGATAAAGGAATAACTTTTAACGTAAGAAAAGGTATTGTTCAAGAAGAAGCGTTTGTAGTTAATTCGCTTGATAGAAAAGTAAGTTTCTATGAAAATTTTACAAACAGTGAAGCAGTATTTGGCGGAAGTGTTGAAATAAAAGGTAATACAACTATTAGAGGACAGTTAACAATTGAAGATGGTGACATCATTTCTCTTAATACACAAAACTTAGTAGTTGAAAACAAACAGATTGAATTAGCAAACACCGGAGATACTGCAACAAATTCAGATACAGTTGCAGATGGCGGTGGTATAGTACTTAAAGGCCCAGCAGCAAATGTAGATCATGTGTTGCTTTGGAGTAATTTAGGTTTAACAGCAACAGCAAAAACACCAGCTCTTGCAGCACAAGCATGGACAAGTTCAGAACATATCAATCTTGCTACAGGAAAAGCATTTAAGATTGATGGTGTTACAGTTCTTAATGGAACAAGCCTAGGTACAGGTATTACTGCTATTCCAGGTGTTACTTCTTTTGGTACACAGAACGTTGTTAACATTGGCGCTAGTCCTCCAACAGCGGACTTTAAACTAGAAACTGATAGTGGTAGTAGTAAACCAAGAATTACAACATTAACTACCGATAGTGATTTAGAAATAGCACCAAACGGAACAGGTAATGTTGCATTGATAGGATCACCTAGAATTACTGGACTTGCAGATCCAACAGGTGCACAAGATTCTGCAACAAAAGAATATGTTGATAACACTATTGAAACTAGAAGTCTTGCATTTAGCATGGACTTATCGGATGGTAAACCTAACAGTTATATTTCAGGTACAATACTAACACAATTAGCACCACCTGCAGATTTTAGAAATGGTACACTTGCAAGAATATTATGTACAACATTACAAAACAGTACAACAAGTTTAGAAATTAATCCATTAAGATCAGAAACAAGAGATGACTTTGATTTAACAAGCGGCGGATCAGCATCTGCCTTACAACAACTTGCATTTAGCACAGCGACAGTTGCTGCACCAGCAGTTACAACTTTGAGAGTTATTAAAACTTTCCAACTTGTAGCAGGTGCATGGTCGTTTGTGTCTGAAGTGTCATTACCATAGGTGATCAGGAGCGAATATGGCATACGTAATTAACAGAAGTGATGGAACAGCGTTTACAACGTTGCAAGACTCTACAATTGATACTACCTCAAGTTTAACACTAGTTGGTAGAAACTACATAGGGTATGGAGAAATCCAAAACGAAAACTTCTTGTTTTTATTAGAAAATTTTTCTAACACCACTGCTCCAAATAAACCACTAAGCGGCCAGTTATGGTGGGACACAACAGGTCCTGTTCTCAAGATATACGACGGAACTAAATGGTCAGAAGTTGGTGCAGCAACTATTTCAGCAACAGCACCAGTTGACCCACAAGCAGGAGCGTTTTGGTACAAGTCAGGATCAAACACATTATACACATACAACGGAACAAGTTGGGTATTTATAGGTCCAGAAACAGCAGAAGGATTCGGAGTTACTAGAGCAAGAAGTACTACACTTAGAGCAGATACAGGTACAGATTATCCAGTAATAATAATTACTGTTGCTGACATTGCGGTTGGTATAGTATCAACAAATACATTTACAATAGATTCTAGTGCAGCAATTACAGGATTTACTACAGTTGACACAGGCATTACACTAAGTTCTGCATATTTTGTCAACGGTGCTCTAAAAGGAAATGCAGATACTGCTACAGCATTTAAAACTGTTAGACAGATAAACGGTGTAGGATTTGACGGAACACAAAATATTGATATTACTGCTCCTACAACACACAACCTAACTGCAGGCAACTATATTGCAGGTAATGACTTTAACGGAAGTGCAACAACAAATTGGTCAGTTGATGCAACGTCAGTAAATACAATAGGAAAAGTTGTAGCAAGAAACTCCAGTGGAGGTTTCAGTGCAGGTTTGATAACTGCTGATCTAGAAGGCGACGTAACAGGTAACGTAACAGCAGCCTCAGGCACATCAAGATTTGATATAGTTGAAGCAAACACATTTATAGGCGCAACTCTAACAGGTAATGCGTTTAGTGCAACAAAATTAAGAACAGCAAGAGATATCAACGGTGTACCTTTTGATGGACTTACTGATGTAACAGTTCCAGCAAGTGCAAGAACACTTACTGATACTGCACTTGCAGCAAACGTTGTAACTTCTCAATTAGAAAGCGTAGGCGCACTTACAAGTCTAGTAGTAAACGGTACAATTACTGTAAGCACTAACCATACAATTGCAGCAGGCGGTGCTGGCTCAACTACAACAGCAACACGTTTAATGAGATTAGTTGCAGACGATGGTACAGATACTTCAGTAGTTGATTTAATCTCACCAGATAGTTCAGTATCATCAGGATATGGACCAAAAGGTGCAATTATTCCTAATGTAGATGAAGCACTAGACCTTGGTAAAAGTACAAAAAGATTTGACAATGTTCATGCAAATACATTCAATGGTGCGTTAGTTGGTAATGCAGATACAGCCACTTCGGCAACAACCGCTACCAACATCGCTGGCGGAGCCGCAGGCTCCGTTGCTTACCAGACTGCGTCTGGCGCAACTGCGTTGCTTCCTATCGGAGCGGCTAACCAAGTGCTTAAATCCACAGGTACAACAGTACAATGGGGTGCACCTAGTTTAGCAGAGATTATTTCAGGGAATTATATCACAGGAAGTAATTACGATGGATTGTCAACACAAACTTGGGCAGTTGATGCAGACACAGCAAACACTGCTAGTAAGGTTGTAGCAAGAGATAGCAGCGGAAATTTTGCAGCAGGCACAATTACTGCATCATTATCAGGCAATGCAACAACAGCAACTACAGCAGGTTTACTAAGTGGTAGCAGAACAATAAATGGTGTTGTATTTGATAACAGTGGAAACATCACAGTAACAGCAACAGATACAAATGCAGTTGCTAAAGCAGGCAGCACAATGACAGGTAGGTTAACGCTTTCAGCAGATCCTACAAGTTCAATGCACGCCGCTACAAAACAGTATGTTGATGCTAGTTCTGGATATACAATTGTTTCAGGATCATCGTCAGCAGTAGGTTACACTAACCAAGTAGGTAGTTTTAATAATGGATCTAACTATTTTGATGTGTATCCACCGGCAGGAAAATCTATGAGCAACCTAATTGCATTTATTCCATCAATAAGAACTATTCATTATGCAGGTGGTGTAGATGGTAACGATAGTTTAAGATGTACATACACATATTTGAGTAATAGAATAAGAGTATATGTACAAAACACAGAACAAAGAAGCAAACCTGCGGCTAATTACTTAGGAGTATGGAGTTAATATGAAATATATCTGTATAGAAGCCGGCGAAGTAACATCATTAATGAGTTATGAACCTGAAGTACCATCAGGTGTAACTGTTGTTGAAATAACTGATGAAAAGGCTGATCAACTAGAAGCAGGAACACATGTTTTTGATGTTCCAACGCAGAGTGTTACACTCAAAACAGAACAGGTTGTTAGACGTGAAAATACAATTGAATCTAATGGTCAAGAGAGAGAATTTCTAAATTCAACAGACTGGAAGGTATTACGTCATATTAGGCAAAAACACCTTGGTATTGCTACAACTTTAACTGAAGAACAATACACAGAACTTGAAAATCAACGAGAAGCAGCAGCCCAGAGAGTTGTTGATATTGAATAAATATAGTTACAAACTAGGAAAAATACATGGCATATCAAGTAGATAAATTTAACGGAACTTTTTTAACATCTGTAGCGGATGGTACTATTGATACAACCACAGATTTAAGATTTGTTGGTAAAAATTATGCTGGATATGGTGAAGTACAAAACGAAAATTTCTTACACATACTTGAAAACTTTGCCAATACTACTGCTCCTCCTAAAGCAATTGAAGGACAGGTTTGGTATGATAGCGGAAACAAAAAATTAAAATTTTACGATGGCACAAAATTTAAATCAGCATCAGGCGCTGAAATAAGTGCAACTGCTCCAGGCGGATTAGGCATAGGTGATTTTTGGTGGGATACATCAGCAAAACAAATGTATGCTTATGATGGCGGTTCATTTATTTTAATAGGTCCTGAAGCAAGTCCAGACTTAGGTACAAGTGGTGTTGTAGCACAAGTTGTAAAAGACAGCGGTAATGCAAACCATTCTATACTTAAAGTTTTAGCAGGTGGAAAAACTGTTGCCATTGCATCACAAACAGCATTTACATTAAACAGTTCAGTAAATCCAATTGTTGACTTTACAGCAATCAAAAAAGGATTAACACTTGCAAATACAGATACGAATGGAATTAGTGCAAGTGATTATGTGTATTGGGGAACATCTTCAAATGCATTAAGACTTGGTGGATTACAAGCAAGCGATTATATTACTAAAGGTACAGTTGAATTTACAAGCACTGTATTATATGATGACCCAGGATTTAAAGTTGGTGATCAAAGAGATTTACATATATTTGTAAACAGTGCTGACGAACCTAGAATTAACAGTTTGTTAGGAAACCCAATTGACTTAGTTGTTACAGATGGCGGTGTTGATTATAAAACTGTACAAGTAACTTTATCATCTTTACGTCCAGGTACAAGTGCAACATTTGATTTAGGTGAGGCTACGTATAAATGGAAAGACATTTATGCACAAACTATTACAGCAAATTTAACAGGTAATGTTACAGGTGACGTTACAGGTACAGTTAAAGGAAATGTACTTGCTAATGACACACAGGTAATGATTAATGCATCAACTAAAGAAATTGGTTATACAGGTGCACAACTTGTAGGAACACTAGTTGGTAACGTAAGTGGTAACGTAACAGGAACTGCTTCTAATGCAAACAACCTTAACAATATTGCTCCGTCAATTGGAATACCTAGTCCATTAGTTACAACTATTCCAGTTAGAGATGTAAATGGAGATATCACAGCAAATCAATTTATAGGTATAGCAGACAACGCAGATAAACTTGCTGTTGATGGTACTTATAGAGTTGCTGATACAGATCCAGTAGCAAGTACAGTAGCAGCAAGAGATAGTGCAGGTAACTTAGAGGCTGTATTATTTGAGGGAACTGCAACTTCAGCAAGATACGCTGACTTAGCAGAAAAATATTTAACAGATAAAAATTATGAAGATGGAACAGTTGTCAGTGTTGGCGGCCCACAAGAAGTAACAGCCGCTAAAGAAGGTGATAGAGCATTAGGTGTTATATCTCCAAGTCCAGCATACATGATGAATGCACATTTAGCAGGCGGACAATTTGTTGCATTAAAAGGTAGATTACAAGTTAATGTCATAGGTGCAGTAAACAAAGGCGACAGATTAGTTGCAACTGATAATGGTTGTGCTAAATCATCAGCAAGTAGTGCAGACGTTTTTGGAATAGCATTAGAAAGCAGTACTGAAGTAGGCGTCAAAAAAGTTGAAGCGGTAGTTTTATAATGGCCAACATTAAAGCCAGTGACATAAACACAATCAGACAAAAAATTACTGATGTCCTAGGTACAGGTGCTACAACTTTTGGCTATGGCCAAACAGTTTATAGTTCTGCTATTACAGCAGGAACAATAATTCAAAAATCTCAATGGGATGCTGTAAGATTTGATATTGTAAATGCTTACGTTCATCAAACAGGTAATAGTCCAAGTGCAATTACTGTTAGCACAGGAGATACTATAAATGATGATGCAAGTGGTGCATATCAAAACTACGATTATTTTGCTGATGTATTAAGAAACAATAGATTCGATGTTTCTACAGGACAATTTACCCAAACTTCAATTGATACTAAACTAACAACAGCAACTTGGAATAGCACAGCAACTTGTACTGTTACAATTGATTTTGCATCTGCAGAAGACGGTAGACACTTTTTTAATAGTGGCGGAGCAATTAGAATAGAAACAAGTCATGTTAATGGAACTTCAGCGCAAGCAGGTGCTTGGTCAACTATGTTAGCATCAATTGCCCCACAAGATTTTGCAGGCGATTTAATAGCATCAACTGGATATTACACATTAACTAATTCATTTCAAACATATTTTTCAAATGCAGCAAGTACACCGTATAGTGGCAACACGTATAATCTCAAAGCAAAATGTAATGTTGCAAATAATAGTGCAGGAACAGCCACGCAGGTAGTAATACAAGTAAATTTAGCAGATACATATGTAGATCCAGGATCACCGCCTCCAGGTGATTTAGTAGACGGTAAATTAACAATAGATGTAAACAAAATACAAGCAGCAGGAACATTAGCACCATCAGGCACCTTTGCAGTTACTGGTCCAAGCAGTACTACTGTTTCAGCAATTAGTGTAGCATAACTCTGCTATTATAAATACTTGTGAGGTAAAAAATGGCAGGTGTAAACCAAAAAATCAGAAAAGTTGACTATAACAGTGTCCAAAGTGATATTGATAGTATCTTAGGTACAGGTACTAGTAATTTTGGATATGGACAGCCTGTTTTAAGCAACCAAGTTGATGAATCTAATTCAGTTACTGTAAACGAATACGCAGCACTACGTTTTGATATAATCAACGCTTACAAACATTTATTTAATAGTTTACCACCTGATGTAGATGCACAAACAATTGGCGCAACAGTAAGGTTTGATAGTGCACCACCAGATGCTGCACCTATAGGTTATTGGGCAAGTGTAGTAAATTCTATAAGTACAAACAGACTAGCATTAGCAGTTAGTGGACAACGTGTAACAGTAAATCACGGAACAACAAATTTTAGTAGTGCCTGGGGTGCATCAGCACCTTTAGGTTCACCGTCGCCACAATTATCATGCCAAGTTGATGTTGAATGGACTACTAGTGAACAAGCAAGACACTTTTTTAACGCAGGCGGCAGTATACAATTTACAAGTACAAGAACAGGCGGAAGTTCATCTGCACAAAATACAAGTTGGACAACTTTATTAAGTACTGCTGGTACAAGAGTATTTGGAGGCAATACTCCTGGAACAGGAACAACACCATCTAATGGACAAAATTGGTTTAGAGCAAGAAGCACAGCAGATGCATGGAGTACTTCTACTGCATCAAGTCCTTACGCATTAAATGAATTTAAAATTACAGTACAAACAAATGATTCACCCACAGTATCTAGTAACAGTTCGGGTGCTTCAAGAAAATTAAGATTCATCCTATATTGGCTTGACAATCACTTTCCACTTGGAGGAGACTCAGATTCAGGAACTCCTGTACAACCAGGAGTACTAGGACCGGATACTGTAGATGGTACTATTGCATTAACTGTACAAACAGTCAAAGCATCAGGCGTTTTGGAACCAGCAGCCTCTGGAAACTTTGAAGTATCAACACCTACTGTAACAATTGGATCAATTGTAAACTAATAAATTTTTCACCCCAACACAACTACCGATAAATAATATGCTACTATAATAAATAGGAGATATTATGCAGGAACACTTAGATAAAGCACTTGAGTTTGCTAATTATAGGCAAACATTTGCTATCCAAAGAAAAACACTAAAAGAAAAAATTGATGCACAGTTAACCTACGGAGTTAATGGTGGCATATTTAAAATTGACAGATCATTATTAAACTTTGTTGAAATGTTAATTTTTAAATCTAGAAGAGAAAATGTAGTTCTACTTGATAAGAACGACAACCCAATATTAATTGAAGATTTAACAAAATTTAGAGATGAAATATTTGATAGGTACTTTTCAGCAACCTTTGCATATTTGGAAGAATACCAAAAAATTAAAAAGGCAAGATCTGTAGAAACAATATTGGAAGTTTAATGAGCAAGGGTGTAATAATATTTGCTCACAATAATCGGCAGATTGATTATATCCGCATGAGCATACTTGCGGCAAAATTAGCAAATAAGAATTTGCAAGTTCCTGTATCACTAGTTACTGATCCATCTACAATTGATTGGATGAAAGAGTCTAATATTGAAAAAACAGTAACTGAAACATTCGATAATATTATTATAACAGAAAGACCAGACGATACAAATAATGTAAAAAATTACAATGATGGAAAATATAAAGTGCATGCTCCTTTCAATAACGGTAATAGAGGTAGTGTTTGGGATCTTACACCTTACGATAGAACGTTGATGATAGATAGTGACTACCTTACTTTGACAGATACATTATCTAACTATTGGGATATAGACGAAGATTTATTAATAAGTCCTAAGTATAATGATATACAAGGTGTCGAAAGAATAGGATATCTTGATACACATATCTCAGAAACAAGTATAGATATGTTATGGGCAACAACTGTAATGTTTACAAAAAATGAAACTACTAAAATATTTTTTGACTTAGTTGCACATGTAAAAGAAAAATATAAAATGTACAGCGATATCTATAGATTTAATCCAATTGTTTTTAGAAACGATATTGCATTTAGTATTGCAAAACACATAATGAATGGCTATCAAAAGATAGACGAACCTAACTTACCTGATATTTTTTCAACAGCAGACAAAGATATTTTAGTTGATGTTTCCAACGAAAGATTAAAATTTTTAATTGCACAAATTAACAGTGACAATTATGTCGCTACTAGTGTGTGCAATAAAGATGTGCATGTAATGAATAAGTTTAGCATTATGAGAAACTATGATAACCTTATGGAGTTGGCACAATGACGTTTGGATATTTAATTATTGTTAATGATACTGATACATCTAACTATACTAAATTAGCATACACCCTTGCATTAAGTATTAAGAACACACAGAAAGAAGGTTTTGATAAAGTAGCATTAGTTATAAATGATAAAACAAAAGTAGAAAGTTATACTTCAACTTGGGTATTTGATGAAATAATAGAATGGGATGGTGCTGTACACTGGGACGGCAGATCTTATATGGACGAACTTACACCATGGGATGCTACTATTTGTTTAGATGCAGACATGTTGTTCTTAAGAGATTACAGTCATTGGGCAGAATACTTTATTAAGAATAGTGAATTATATATTGCAAATAAAGCATATACATATAGAGGTGATATAGTTACTAATGATTATTATAGAAAATGCTTTACAGCAAATGAATTACCTAACTTATATTCTTTTTATACATTCTTTGTAAAAAACAGTTCAGTAGCAAAAGAGTTTTTTAATCTACAAAGACAAATTATTAAAAACCCTGAACTTTATGCTAATAATTTTTTAGCAAAACACAAACCAACTATTGTAGGTACAGATGAAGCGTTTGCACTTGCATCAAAAATATTAGATATCACTGATGAGATTGCGTATCCTTTAGAATTTCCTAGAGTAGTACACATGAAGGGAATGGTACAGAATTGGCCATACGGTGCAGATGATTGCTACGATCATATAGGATTTTATTTAAACAAACAAGGAAAATTAAAACTTGGTAATTTTGAACAAACTGACATAGTTCATTATGTTAACAAGGAAACAGTCACGCTGGAAACAGTAAACATATTGGAGGAAATAGCATGGCAGAAAAACAAATAGAAATTCCTGATTTCGACGAATGGATTGCAAACTACAAGCATAAGCCTGTGGCATATAATGCAGCATTTGATGTTGAAACAGGCCGTGTGTTATCTGTAGGGCCAGATCATACTGTAAACGAAAAAGAGTTTGAAAATGTCATACCTCTTGAAGCAGATATTGCTGAAAAAATTATATCTAGCGAAATTAGTATGAGTAAATGTTTTATCGATCCTGACCAAGGCGAATTAGAAATTGTTGAAAGAAGAGATTTGTATAAAATAGATGATGTACTACATAGAATTATTGTTAGAAAATATTCAGAGATTAAAAAACCAGACATCTATTTAG